GGCATCCTTGGATCATTGTTTCGCATAAAGTGATTGTCAACTGAGTCCATCTGATTTTGCGCTTGTTTGTTGAAATACTCGTCACGGGCTTTGGCTTGTTCAGAAGGTTGTTTGCATAGCATCAACCCACCAATCTCGACGTTGCCTGTCTTTTCATTCGCCTCAAGCATAAGCTCTGGATGGTCTACTGCCTTCACTGGCACCCAGCCATCGCGCATCTTACGAGACACGTTGGTTGGATCGGCTTGTCCCATGATATGCGTCGCTATCCAGCGATAGACATATCCGGGTTCCGGTGTCGGATCGGGCAGTGTGCTCGATGGTGTATATACGTACCGAGCGTTTTTGTCGCGTGAAACTGTGTCACGATTTGATCTGTTATCAGCCATTTTGAGCCTCCAATTTAACTACTTGTGCAGCGTATTGCTGCGGGGTTAATCCAAACTTCTTTGCCAACGCAACTTGCGTGGTAGTTAGTTTGACCTTTCCTGCGGATGTAGAACGTCCGGCAGGCGCAACAACTGTTGAAGGCCTTCTATTAGCGTCAGCAGATTTTCTGTCGTCAGAACCACCGAATACTTCAGGGAACTTTGACTTTATGCGAGCATCAATTTGCTCGAAATACTCATCATTGCGTGGGTCTATGCCCCCGTTGACTAGTTTTTGATGCAGCCCTAGTGCGTAGCTGGTAACTTCCTCAAACCCCGATGAACCAAACCACTGGTTTTTTGCCTGCCAGCGCAGTGACTTTTCGTCTGGTTGAACCTTTTGAGGTTGGGTATACTGCGTTTGTACCTCATTCCTTTCCTCTTGTAAAGAGGGAACACGATAATTTTTTACAGTCTCTAGTTGCATTTTAGCATCAGTTAATGCTTCTTGCGCAGCAATGATAGCGTCTGTGTCAAACGCCTCTTGTGCATCTCTATACTGTTTGCGAGCCAACGTAAGGTCTGCCTCCGCCTTTTCCTTAGCGGAATTGACAAACGCTTCCTGCCCCACGTTAACGCTTTTTTTAAGACTTTTATTCTCATCTATCAGTTGTTGTGCAAGACGCTCAAGTTCTTGTCGCTCACGTTCTACCGAGTCTGCCCTACGGCGTTCATCATGTCTAGCGTGTGTCAACTCTTTGATTCGTTTCTTAACACCGTCTGAGTAACTATCAAGTTCGTCATCGCTTGGGTCTTCAACTTCCCTGTTCAGGGGCTGGCGGCCACGATCACGTTCAGGGGTATCGTCAACAATTTCAATGTCAACTTCATTGCCTTCGATTTCGATTTCAACTTTTTTGTCTTCAATCTCATCGGGAAACTTGAATTTATCTTCCATGATTTTCCTTTAAGCGCGGGTTATCCCACGAGGGTCTTGCACAACACATTCAACTTGGTCATCATTGATTACTCTGAATTCCTTGCCAAATATCTTCAATCGCGTACCTGTATAAGTACGTACCACCACAAAATCTCCCTGTTTGCACCAAGGCCCACTAGGAAATTTAGCTGTGTCTTTGTAGGCGTCTTCTCCCAACGCCATGACAAACAACGTGGTTGTACCCATCTGTTCTTGTTTGGCGTAGTCCATAGGACGCACTAAATCTAACTCCGTGCCATCTAATTTGTTAGATATGTCAGGCACGACGCAGAGTATTTTGTACCCTGTTGGAACGGGCAAAGCCGTTGCTCTATCTTCCATTGGTATGTCTTCATCAGGCATATCCACAGGAAGAATTTGTTCAGGCAGGCTTACGCCCGGTGGAAGAATAAGATCACTCATTGGCTTTTTCAACTTTCTCAAGCAGGTCAATTAAATAACGCTCTGCAATGGCTAGACCCGAAATAACACCACAGAGTTTTTGATATTCATCAAAAGTGCGACACTGACCTCCAGCGATATCATCGCAATAGTTGTTCATGTCGGTGCGTATTTGTTCGCGCAATACGCGTGCGAAGTCTTGGATCATTTAGGTGCTTTCTCCTTTGGTTGCCGCGTGTTTGCAGCGTGTTGAAGCGCAGTGGTTCTAGCTTGCAAGTCCATCTGTGCTTTATTCTTGGCTATGTCAGCGCCCATTTGGACACCAACGCGTTCTTGTTCAGATTGGGCTTTGGCTTGGCTTTCTTTGATTTGCGCGCCAACACGTAGGGCATCCAACTCCAACTGACCTTGAACTCTTTGTTCTTCAAGCTTTTGTTTATCTGCGTCTCTTGCCAAATCTCCGGTAATTTTGATACCTTTGAGCTCGACTTCTTTCTGACGAATAGCCAACTCTTGCTGTTGCATTTGAATCACGGGGTCTTGCGCGGCTTGTTGAGCCTGCATTTGCGCGGCTTGTGCTTGGTCTTGTTGAAGAACTTGATTGGCCGCCTGTGCCATCATCGTAGACAATGCCAACTCCAACTGTGGAGGCAATTTCTCGTCTTCGGGAGGCATGGGCATACCTAGCTGCTGCTCCACTTTTTGCCTGTATAAATACCCAGCATGTTCTGCCATGTGTGCTTGCATAGATGCCATCATCTGTTGCGCCATTGGATTTTGACCAACAATCTGCATAATCATGGGGTTTTGTATCAGGGACATATGCACTTGGATGTGTGCTTGATGCTCTTGATACATAAATGCTTTTAAGGGTTTACCCTTAAGAACCTGCATATTCTCAGACACGGGGTCTGTTGGTTTCTGGTCATCAGGCAAGGGCACAAGCTTCTCAGCATTCTTAATGCCCAACACATCCAACATCGACCTGTGCAACTGTGGCAAGTCATAAATCTGAGGCGCCATCTGCGCCATCTGTATCACGGCTTGATACTGCACCACGCGTTGACTCATGGTCGCGGCATTGGGGTCACTCACAGGAATGACGTCAACCAAGTCGTAATCTTCCTTCTTGGCTTTCTTGGAACCGTACTCAGGCTCATACGTGTAGGAAGTATCCGTGTAGTCACGTATGAGGTTTTTAATGAGCTTTAATTCTTGCTTGAGTGCAAAATGCACACGCGCTTGGACTGCGGTTAAGACTTTAAGCTGGCGCTCAAGGAGGGCTAGCGTTGTACCTACAGGGGCTTGGCTAGACATGTCACTGATGTTCATGTCTGCTGTTGCCGCAAATCTTCTGCCTTCTTCAACAATCTGGTTCATTAAATTAAACAAGACGTTACTGGGTTCTTTGTAAGGTAGCGGTAAGATTGAGTCTCTGATGTTGCCAGATGCAACGTCTACGTCCCTGAACTCTCCTGGTGCAATCGGCGTGTCATCACCCTTAATGCGAAGTCCTCGGGATTTAAGACCGCCGGGGAGATTGGACAAGGTTCCTGCATCAACAAGTTGACGCATAATGCTTGTAGCGGATTTGGCAAATCCTCCAATGAGGTGGAAGAGTCCAAAGCCATAGGCTCCAAAACCGGGGATGTATTGGTAGTGGACAAAATGTTGTCGCTTGAGTTTGAGGTCGTCGTCCTCTTCCCAGTTCCTCCTAATAGATAAGACTTCATTGCTTCCTTTGATTAGGGTTACGACGTATGGCAAACCAATTCCAGTCTCTTCGCCATCCTCATCTTCGTCTTTGTAGCCTTCCAAGTCCAAGTCAACGTGGCACTCATACAAAGTGTAGCGGTCATCGTTTAAGTCGCTAAAGCCTGTTTCTTTGTCCTTGGCTTGCTTGATGTCGTTTCTTTCTTTGGTTGCTTCTGGCAACTCAATGTCAAGATAAAACCCTGCTTGCTGTAGTTTAAGAATCTCGTTCTTGGTCTTCCTCATTACGTGCGTTACACGGTAGCAAGTATCCATGTCTGTTGCGCCATAGGGGAGAATGATATCTTCCGCAGGTACAAACACACTGACTTGGCGGCCAAGACCGGGATCGTAGTAGACTTTCTTAAACGCAGAACCCGTGGCTGGAAGACTCCACAACATCCGCTCATGCTCGGGACGGAACTCTTTCATGGTCTCTGTCAACTCAAAGTTCATGTCATTTTGAACATTGGTGGCTTTTTCTTTAAGCTCTGGCGTCTCTTTACCCAGTAGTTTGGTACGTACTGGCCCCTGTGCAGGGAATGTTTCCGTAATGGTCTCCGCTTGGAAGCGCACAACGGCTTCTGTAATCATTGGGTGGAACACGCCACACGCGCCGTCCCAAGGTTCTGTCCGGTTCTCAATCTGTAACCCAAGAAGCTTTAGTCCTTCTGTGTAGGCTTTCTCCCATTCTTTACGGGCACCACGGTCTTGGTCAACGTCACCGTCTAAGTCTCCTGCCAAAGAAGACAAAGCACCTTCGTCCATGTACTCGGCCAAGTTATCGCCAAAGCCTTCTTCATCGTCTTCTCCGGGCTTAAGGTTGATCTCCATGTCCCCCGCTTTGATGTTGACTTCTTCGGGATCAATAATCTCAATCTCTAGTGGAGATTCGTCTTCCGCCAAAGCCTCAATGCCTTGCGGTGCTTGATACAGTGCTTTATCAAAATTACTTGTTGCCATGTCAGTATTTCTTTCTCAAAGTTGCACGGTTTGTGCTGGGGTCGTATTTAAAGGCTGCCGGTTTTTTACCTGTGCGTAGGCTTGCTCTGTCTAAAGCGCGTTCTTCAGCCGTCATAGCATCGCGCTTTTTACCGGCTTCTGTCAAATTACCTTGTGCGTCAACATGCCCACGCTGGCGCAGTACATCCAAAGCTCCTTCACGCGAACCCATTTGCGCGGCCAGTCGGTCGATCAGTTGATTCTTGCCCATGAACTTTTGTGTTGTCATTAATAATATGCCGCGTGACGACTACGAAATATGGACGGCTCGTCCTTTTCGTCTGAGTCTAACGAAATAAAGCCCCCTTGCCTATAGCGAAGTAGTGCTTGCGATGTTGTATCCACATAGTCATCGTGCTCTCCTACGGGAAAAGACGCAACTTCTTCTATCACTTCTCTTGCCCAGCGTGTGTCTGGTGCCCAGATTTTTCCTGAGCTGAATAGATCTGCCACGGCGTTGAGGCGCACCATCTTGTCATTACCTCGGCTAGGGCTGAACTCTTGAACAGGGATTCCCATACTG